AACAGATCATGAGCGCTATAAATAGTTTTTTCCAGGTGCTTTATAATGGTAAGGATATCAGTACTGATATTTCATTGCATTTAATTGATATCACTTACGTTGACAATGTTACCGGGGTTGCTGATGAGCTGGAAATAAGACTGGAGGATGTTGACGGTAACTGGTGTAATGGCTGGTACCCAACCAAAGGCGCCACCTTAAACCTGCAACTGGGTTATGATAACGGGCAGGTTATAAAACCTAACCCGTTCGAAATAGATGAGATCAAGATCTCGGGAAGCAAAGGATCCGGCGATGTAGTATCTATAAAGGCATTGAGCGGCGGGATAAAGAAACAGTTGCATACCAAGCGAAGCCATGCCCATGAAAACAAAACACTTGGCGAAATTGTGCGCACAATTTCCGCCCGTAACGGCCTTACTGTAATCGGCAATATAGCCAACATTACTATTGGCCGGGTAACACAGCACCGGGAAAAAGATCTTACATTTTTAAACCGCCTGGCTGATGAGTATGGCTATGCCTTCAGTATTAAAGGCAAAAAGCTTTCATTTATCCCGCTATTGAACCTCGAAGGCGTTGCCAGGGTAGCGGTAATAGATAAAACAGATTGTGAAAGTTATGAGATCACTGATAAGGGAATAGGGATCTATCAGCAGGCCACAGTAAAATCACACAACCCCAATAAAAACAAGCTGGTCCAAAGTTCCTATACCGTGCAATCTGTTGCCAATAATGACGGGTTGCAGTTCAACTACCTTAAAGAAGCTAATAACAGCCTGGAGGTGCGAACAAAAACCGAGAATGAGCAGCAGGGTAATACCAAATCACAGGCAGCGCTGCACACGGTAAACAGCTTGCAGCAAACGGCCGATATTTCATTACCTGGTAACGTGTTGTTGCTGGCCGGCAATAATATTGAATTAACCGGTTTGGGTGTTTTATCCGGGATCTGGAACATACTGAAATCAACCCATGTAAAAAACAAGGGCAATAATTATAAAACCAGCTGCAGCATGAAAAGAATAGTGCCGGCCACACAATCCGGAAGCCGTAAAACTGCCAAAGCTAAAAAGGTACCGGCTAACGATTATAAGGTTGTCCCGGTTACCAATCTTGACAAGCTGCAATTTAACAGGATAGAATTTAAACGGGATCCGCATTAATAATAACTGGAAAATGACAAAATTAATGTTTGGTATTATTTCTTCTATTGATATCGATGCCGGCACGGCACGGGTGTATTTTGAGGAAGATGATTTTGTGAGCGCTCCGCTGCAAATTTCTGTAATGCGGTCTGGTCCGGATCAGGTCTATTTTCCATTCAACACGAAGGAGCATGTTTGGTGCATGATGGATGAGCATTGCGAGTATGGCGTTATTGGCGGGGCTATATATGACGATGGAAACAAGCCATCAGGCGCGGCAGCGGGTAAGCTCCGGATACTGTTCGCCGATAATTCGGCGATAGAATACGACCGTAACACAAGTACTTTGACCTTTGATCTGCAAGGTAAAGTAATCATCAATTGCACTGAAGCAAATTTAACATGTACAGGAAACGCTAACATCCATGCAATAGAAACCAATATCACCGGGATCCTAAATGTAACCGGTGCTGCTAATATCAGCGGGGTTGCATCTGTTGGTGGTTTAGCCGGTATTTCAGGCGCGCCGGTCGACGGCAGCACTGCTGACTTAAATGTTAAATCAGTAACAGCAACTGAGGATATAACCGCAACCGGGATCAGCTTAACAACACATACCCACATTGCGCCAAGCGGTGGAGGGGTTACAGGTCCGCCAGAATAATTATGACAATAGCCGAAACATTAGGAACCACGTATTTCCAGCTGTCAACAGTTGGGGTTGGTGCGCTGGCTGTTGGTGTGGCCGATATCAGGCAGCGGATATATAATGTATTAAACACTATTCCCGGTACTGATCCGCTACGGCCGTTGTTTGGTAGTTATGCTTATCAATGGACAGATAAGCCATTGGCAGATGCCATCCCCAATATTAAAAAGAACGTTTATGATGCGTTAAGCACCTGGATGCCCGAGATCCAGGTTACTTCATTAACCCATAATATTATTAACGAAGCGCAGGTAGGTATAAATATTACCTATGCTTTAATTGATAGCGAATTAACGGATACCATCACCTGGAGTAACGGGGTTGTGACAGGTGACACCATTAATTCAATCATTCTTACCGCTAATGTGCCGGTGCATGTAACCAATGGTATTTACAGGGTTGCATTTATTGTAAATGGCGAAGCTGTAAACCCGCCGATCCCGGGATTTGGATTTGAGAGCGCTAACGAGATGCTGATCTGGGTAACAGCCAATTGGAGCAACTATGGCCGGTGGTATTTAACAGCAACCTCCCTCATCCTTTATTTAAATTCAGGCATAGCAGATACAGCCAGCTTAACGGTTACTGAAACGGCAGAGATCACCTTAAAACAACTTATCCCGGTATTAGGCAGCGGTGATTTTTATAACCTTGGTTTTTCTATTGACGGCGGCGATCCTGTTCCGGCATTTCCTGCTGATACATTTACCACTATAGGCAGTATGTTAACCTGGGTGACGGATAACTGGAGCATTTACGGCAATTGGAATGTTATTGCCGAAGCTACAGGCGGGGGCGGCGGCTCCGGTGACTTCAGCGATGATCTGAGTGATGACTTTGGAACCGAAGGCGGAGCTTTCGCAGATTATTACCTGGTATTCCAGTCAGCAAACTTTACTACAGCAACTTTAAATTTTAGCTAACATGGCAGTATTACCCGAACCTATATTTTTTGAGACAGACGGTGATGCTATAATTGCTGAATCGACAGCTTTTTATGAAGCGTTGGTAGGTAAACAGCTGGCGCCATCACAGACCGAGCAACTGCTGATCAATGCATTTGCCTATCGTGAAAAAATGTACCGAATTGCCGGAAATGAGGCCGCCAAACAAAACCTTTTAAGCTTTGCGGCTTACCCGATGCTTGATTATTTGGGCGAGCTATTTGATGTTACCCGTTTACCTGCCGGGCAGGCATTATGTAACCTTGTATTTTCAATGGTTGCCTCCAATCCGTCATTAATAATCCCTGCAGGTACAAGGGTGCAAAGTACAGATGGTAAAGTTGTTTTTTTAACGCTTGCAGACCTTATTGTAAATACCTCAACTTCCACAGCATCGGTTACGGCTGAATGTACCGTTGAAGGGGCGATAGGGAATAATTACCAGGTTGGCGCCATCAGCGTGATCCTTGACCCGGTTGCGTTTGTTAATTCTTGCTCAAATTCAGATATTACCAATAGCGGATCAGACCAGGAAACGGATGATGCCTTACGTGAAAGGATCCGGCTGGCGCCTTCTACATTTTCAACTGCTGGTCCTGAAGAGGCTTATATCTATTTTGCAAAATCAGCAGATCCGACTATTATAGATGTGGCCATTACATCCCCTAATCCGGGCGATGTAAATATTTACCCGCTAATTGTTGGCGGCACTGCGCCATCATCAGAAATAATTGCCAAGGTACTGGCAGCATGTAACGCTGAAAAGGTACGGCCGCTCAGCGATAACGTAACGGTAGCCGCCCCAACCGTGGTAAATTATACCATTGAAGTAAACCTGACGAACTTGACAGACGCTATTGATGATGAAGTGGTAACACAGGTTACTGCTAACTTAAATGCGTATGCCCTGGCAAGGAAAACAAAGTTAGGAATTGATGTGATCATTAGCCAGATCATAGGTAAATCTATGGCTGAGGGGGTATATGAATGTGCTGTGGTCCATCCGGCTGCTGATATCACAGTTGCGCTTGACCATTACGCAAACTGCACCGCTGTTACAGTGAATGTGATAGGCAGCAGTGTTGCATAATTTGATTAAAGATGAGTAGAAATATATTAGCAAGCGCCATTTCAAATATCCCGCATTTAGCGGCCTTTGATGCTTTGGCAGAAGATCGCTTAAATAAGATCCCGCTTGAAAATTTACTCATCTACATAATTGATACCGTTGATGTAAGCGCGTTGCCATGGCTGGCCCGGCAGTTTGATGTTTTGGGGTACCGCGGAATGAGGCTTGCAAAAACCGAAGCAGAGCAGCGGGAAGTAATAAAAAATGCCATCAGGCTTAAACGGTATACCGGAACGCCATGGGCAATTAAGGAAGCCCTAAGAACAATAGGTTATCCGGATGCTGTGTTGGTAGAACATGTCGGCACAGGTGAACACGGCTGGGCAGAGTTCAGGATTGACATAGACGCCGGGGGAAATCAGATCAGCGAGGCGATGATAACCGAACTGCTGCAGATGATCAACATTTATAAAAATGTGCGCAGCCATCTTTTGGCCTTATCCTATACGGTTAATTTTTCGGACGGATTTAGCATAACTGATGAACATAACCTTGACCCTGCTATTGATGAAGGAGATACGTTGTTTGTAGGCTTAACCAGGTTTGCAAACGGTGAATATATAGCAGATGGCAGTATTGATGCCAGCAGTGACAGTGATAGTTTAACAATGATAATAGTATAGCCCCCTCTAAATCTCCCCCGGTAGGGGAGACTCTAAAAGAAGGCATTAAATAAATAAAGATGAGCGGAATAAAAGCCACCGGAATGTTTCATATGGATGTTATTGATGCAGCCACCGGAAAAATCATTGATTCGTATACAGCACATAACCTGGTTGTTAATTTAGGTAAGCTGAATGTATGCAAACTTCTTGGCGGTGATGCGGCCGGCCATAGCCTTACCAAGATTTCAGTAGGCACCAACGGAACGGCCCCAGCCTTAACTAATACCGCCATTACCGGTGCTTTTACAAAAGACATTGATTCTGTTGCTTATTCAGGCAATGATATTGTACGGTTTGTATACACCATTGCCACCACAGAAGCGAATGGGATCACCATCCAGGAAGCCGGGCTCTTAAATTCTGCCGGCGTATTGTTTGCACGTAAACAACGCACGCCAATTGTAAAAACAAGCGCCATTGCGTTACAGGGTACCTGGGAAATTAAAATAAGCTAAGCTATGGCAAATATAACAGAAGCAACAACCTGGCAGCCAAATATTAACCAGGTACAAACTACTGATCCGCTTTTAGGCGGTGATGATACTACAGTAATGAACCTTGCGGCCAAGCAACTGGCCGACCGTACACAATGGCTTAAAACTGCTATGCGCGGCTTTAATGCATTTACCTTTTTATCAGAATCTAAAACGTTAACACCAGCTGATGTTTTACAGGCATTGGTGGTAATTAATGGAAATGGCACATCACAAACCTACCTGCTGCCGGTAACCGGCATTGTACCCGGTACTGTTATTTCAATAGTTGCACAAAATGTTACTAAACAGGTAACTATTAGCAGCCAGGGATTACCTATAACGTATACGGCAACCTCCAGAACCAAATTATATTTAGGCGATGGAGAAGGAGTGCAGTTAGTGTATACCGGTGACGGATTTATATTGTGGAATAACAATACGCAATTATTGGAGGTAGGCGATCACTTATTTTCTTATTCTCTTAAAACAAACACCGTTATTGCAAGCGGGCAGCTCTTAAATCGCCTGGATTATCCCCGACTGTGGGAATATGCACAAACATTAGGCGGCAGTTTAGTAAGTGATACTACCTGGGCAAGTGCCGGCAATCATGGTTTCTTTTCAACCGGCAATAATTTAACAACATTCAGGGTCCCTGATCTTAGGGCGATGTTTATAAGGGGGTTGGATCTGGCTGCTGGTATCGATCTCGGGCGGCTTTCTGAAAACCCGGGCGGTTATGAGGCCGATGAGTTCAAACAGCATACCCATAGTATTAATATCCCCTCACGTGACTTAGTAAATGTTGGCGATTTTGGTCCGGACCTTACCGCTGACCCGGCGATAGAGGGCGAGTCAAGATCTTTCACAACGCAAAATGCCGGCGGCTTAGAAACCCGGCCAAAAAACATAGGACTTTTACCTTTAATAAAAATATAAGATGGATTTAAGCGGATTATCATCGGTAACAACATCAACTGAACTATTAGCCTGGTTAAACGATAATTTTGTTACCCCAATAAGGCCTGTAGCAACCGGCAGCGATGTTGGTACTGTGATACAGAAGGTTGTAAGTATCCTCGCATCTGCAGATGGCGCATTAAATACTATATTACATGGCGCCTCAAACCCATCATCCGGCGCCGGCGTTAATGGTGATTTTTTTATAAATACAACAGCCAGTACCATATTTGGTCCCAAAGCATCGGGAGCCTGGGGAAGCGGGATTTCATTAATTGGCGCTGATGGAAGTGACATTACACCCGATAGCGTAATGGTTAACGGCATCTCAAATATTACAAGTGGCGATATTTGGTTTTTTGGCGACAGTATAACCGCTGGTTCAGCATCATCAGATAATTCACATAGATTTACTACCTTATTGTCGGCAAGATTAGGTTTAACAGAACATAATTTCGGTATCGGAGGCAATAAGGCTAGCGATTTAGATTTATCAACAATTCCGACTAAGGGAGGTACTGATAGGTTTATTTTTGTCGGTTATGGTACTAATGAGGTTTTGCAGTCAATTTCAACTTCTGCTTTTAATACTGCCTTGACAGCTATAACCACAAACATCCTAAGTAAAGGCTGGTTGGCTACAGATATTGTTTTGCTTTCCACTTTTGGCGCATCGTTAGATAGTGGAGATGCAGCAATACGTGCAAATAATGTTGTTATAAAAGCATTGGCAGTTTCTGGTGGATTTTCCTATATTGAATTATACGATTCGATGTTAAACAACGCCCCTTATGGGTTGATTAATTTGGGCGGATTGCATCCTACAGACCTGGGACATGCACTTATATCAGAATTAGTCTACA